ATATATTTCAAAAAATCCTAGGTGGAATAATGGGACTTATTACCGGTTGGGCCAACGGTCTTCTAGAAGGCTATTCCAAAATCATTGATGGTATTGCAGGCTTCTTTGGTAATGATGAGTTTAGTTTCAAGGATTGGCTCATGGGCACCATGCTAAATATATTCAATGGCATCAAAGACTTTTTCAAAGGCGTAATCGAGAAGGGCAAAGAACTTATATCTGGTATGGCCGATAAAATAGTAAGTATTGGGGATACGATAAAAGGCTTTATCAGGGATATGTTACCTGACCCAGATGGAAAAGGATTATTTGGTTTAGCAGGTAAGCTACTAAGTAAGACTGGAATTTATGACTTTGTTGGCGCGGACACACCTACAGGAGACGACACAAAACCCGTTGATACATCAGTTATAATTCCTCCCACAGCTCCAGTTGGCGAAGCTTTAAATCAAGCAGGTAGTATGACCAATTCTACCAACGTAACTGTTGTGAATAACAACGGAGGGAATGTTACCAATACAACTACATCAAGTCAAACCAATAACACCTCAACGGCGTCTCCTCCGGTGTTAAGCGGTTCGGCATTGGCAATGTAAACAAAAAACCCCATGGCTGAATTAACAACCACGGGGTTTTTCTTTCTTAGTTAGAGGTAACCTTACTGTTGAGCAAGTTGAGCGAAATACGACAGAGTATCGTCGTCATCATCGCTTCCACCACTTTCTTCAACTGCAGCAGGTTCCGGAGCTGCGGCATCAGCGCCCAGCCCAGGGATTTCATCCTCTACTTTATCGAGTCCTGGGGCTGAAGGTTCGTTAATGGTTGCATGAGCACCCACACTATCGGCACCATTAACCTCTTCCTCGCCAAGAACCTCAATAAGCTTTCGCTTGAGATCTTCATACGACTTATATGTTGAAGGATCAACAAACGGAGCAAGTTCGTAAAGGCCTTCATAGGTATCACGAAGTCGAGCTTCATCATCTGCATAAAGAGGAGTAACAGAATCAAACTCCGACTTATCATAGTTACGATAACCTTCGAAATTACGAATCTTCAACTTGAAGTTTGCGCCTTCCCAAAAGTCAAACGGATTAACCGCTTTCTCATCTTGGAACTGAGGCTGCATAACATCCATAATCTTGTCAAAGATTTTCTTTCCGTACTTGTAAAGAAAGGTCTTTCCTTCGTTTTCAGGGTTGGCAGGATCAGATACCACAAGGATATTTGAAACATAATGCAAACGGCGCTTGCGCGACCGAGCAATATCTTTATCAGATTCAACTCCGCTGTTCCAAAGGCGACCGTTGAGTTCGGAAACAGGATCGTCTTTACCAATACTTGTTAGAGAATTCTCAATGTACCAACGACCAGTTGGACCTTGAAACCCGTGGTCCCAATAACGGACCCAAGGGAGATCATCTCCTTCTTTAGCAGGAAGGAAGCGAATTACCGCGTATCCATTCCCGCTCTTATCTACTGCAGGCTTCCAGAATCGGTCATCACCGTAATTGTTTTTACTAGTGTTTCCGCCGACTTTTTCAGCCGCTTGAACAAGCTTACCAATGGCAGCTTGACGATTTGCTTTTAGGTTATCGAATGACATGTGTTTATTTTGTATTACGTTGTATTGCGTTGTATTTTAGCGCGAGTATATTATACCACATACTCACTATTTTGTAAATACAGAAAGTACATTTTCTGTATATTTTTTCAGGTCCGCAGCATGAACCAAAAACGGTGCATACTTTGAAACCAGAAAGGATGTTCCTTTGGATACTTCCAAGGGATCTATAAGTTTCTTATTTAAGCGAGAGGTAAAGCCTAGCATGTTTTCAAAAACAGCAAGTGTTTCAATACTGATCTTACCTTCCACGTATAATCTATATATCAATGGAGATTCGCTAAGATTGGTTGGAATAAAGCATTGATCAAAGGTTAGTGATTCTTTTTCAGATTCTTCTCCAAGTGTTGAGACATCGGTTTTAAAGTTGTAATCAAGAGCTTGGATCTTTGCAGTCCAGTTGTTATACGCACCTTCATTACACTGGCCAATCCACTTATTACCCGAAAGAATGTTTGCCAACGAATAAAGAATTACGTCATTCCTTTTTGGATATTCTCTAGCCAACTTTTCAAACTGATACCTGTTTTTATGGGCCATGAATGTTTCACGCTTACACCGAGGACCTTTAAAGTTAAACTTAAAAGCATCATAATCCCTTTCAGAATTAAAGTGAAGTGACATTGCTGTGAATGTACTCCATGCATCCATAGGGGTGCATCTTTCGGTGTTCAGCGTAATCATACAAGTTTTGCTGTATTACTTTTTTTACTTTTCAGAACGTTATTGTTTACTGCTTCAAGTTTAAGCTTTTCTTTTAAAGGCCCATTAATAAATGCGGTAATATCCTCAGGATCAAATTCCTTTTCTTCACAGATGTATATAATGGCTTCTGCATATCCCATCTCATCCCTGCGGACAAGTGTTTCAACCTCGCAGATAAACTGCTCTTTTGTCATGGGAAGGTTTAACGCTTCCTCCACTTCTTTCTTTCTTCTCATGCTTTATCAAACGATTTGAGTAAAACTGTATTGGCATTAATTCTGCCGTTAGCCTTTCTTGGCTTTGTCTTTAATGTCTTTAACAAGTTATCAATTTTTCTTACAGTTCCTGAGAGAATTAACGGCAACACATCTTCGGGTTTACGAAGGGTTAAGGTAATACTCTTGTCAGGATCAAACTCTTTAATAGTTGTTCCTTTAACACTAAAGCCACTAGGTGTACTTGAATAGTAAATACTCAGCTGACGATACTTGGTATTAAAAACATAAACCCTTTGGCTAAACGGAATGGAAACGGGATCAATACTCTTTAGTGAATATGTGTCATCCTCTTGCAGATATTTAAGACGGGCAACTTGCTTGTCCGCAGCCTTTGGTCGTTTCACACGAGGTCGGCGTGTACTCTTAACCTTGGCATGAGATGAGGCATCTGCAATCATCTTTTCAAAGTTAGCAACAATTCGATTTAGTTGAGGCTTACGCAAATAAGAGTAACCTTCAACCGCATCTTCACACGTGCGATCAGCTGCAGCCTTAAACTCAGCGTGATGAGTGGTCAACCAATCAACGACGAACTTAGCTCCTTTAGCAGGAATAGCTGCGCTGCGTAGCATCATACTAACATCCATATAAGGCATCTTAGTTGGAGTATCATCATAGTTAACTTTTGCGATTCTATCAAGAATTACTTCAAGATGGATAATCACTTCTTCGTTAACTTTAGCCTCCAGTCTTTGAAGAGGAGTCTTAACAACAGGTTTAGGTTTTGAGTTGTCATCCTCTTCTGGTTCCGGTTTGGCCGAAGCAACCGTAAGTCGATAATCGGTAATTGCTTCTTTCAAATGTTTGCGAATAAATTTAGAAGCTGCTTTGGATTTACTAGAGCCTGGAGCAGTATCTGGCATACCTCGCTGCAGCATTCTCACAAGCTTTCCAACCGTACTTACAAGTGCGTTAGGTGGTAACGCTTTAATTGCTGAGATGTCGGATTTGGTATATCCGTTCTTTCCCATCCAATCAATTACCCAAGGGCGCATTTGGCCACTGTCGAGATAATAGTTATAAAAGCGCAGTGCACGACCTAGACGTTCGTTGTATTCTTCAGTGCTAATACTTTCGGCATCTACCCATGTAGGTTCCGTTCCGGTGAACTTAAAATCAACCGCTTTGACTTCTCCGCGGCGGTCTAGGAATTTAGTTTTTAATTTTGCCATAACAATATTCTATCACAGTTTAATATAAATGTAAACAATAAAATTAGTCTACTGATTTACCATCCCTTAACCTAGTAAGATAAGGGAAGCGCGGTATCCCATCTGGAGTAAGATTAAAGAAAGTACACGTGCCATAAGAACCAATATACTTGTCACGATTTACCAACAAGTCTTTGAGAAAGTCGTGTGGTCCTTTGATGTTGGAGTTAAATGTTTCTCCGCTTTCGGTTTGTAAAATGGCATATCCAGCCATACCCGTTTTATTACCTTTACCTTCACAGATGTCAAGAATAAGATATTCTTCGTCTTGAAAGTCTTTACGTTTGAGAAGACCGCTGCTGCGTTTAAATTCATAAGGAATACTTTCACGAATCATTTGACCTTCGTATCCACGGTCAACATAATCCTTGTAAGCACTATCAACAGATGCTAAGCAACTATGAAAGTTTGTTTCAACCATTCGGATTGGAGTATCCTTCAAGTTAAACTCATCGTAAACAGATTCAAGATCCGCGGTGCGCACAGCAAAATTTTTATTTGGATCGGCAATATCATACCAGTGGAACTGCAGCTTTTCAGCGCTTTCTTCAAGATCCGCTTCGGTTGGTTTGGTTCTTTTGGCAAGCGAACAAATCTTGTTAAAGTCTTCTTTATACTCGTGGTTATAAAGCTCGCCGTCAAGAATAAGATCAGGAAAGGCCTTAAACACCGGCTCAAGAGACTTTAAGATATGCGGAATGGTTACCCATGGTTTTCCGTTACGACTCTTAGCGCCGTCTTTGGTAATCACAGCACGCATTCCGTCGAGCTTTGGTTGAGAGAAAACTGGATACTGAACTTTATCATATCGGTCTTCCCACTTCTTTGCAAGAGTAGGCTCAATAAATTTAACCGAGGTATCAACCGCCGTCTTATCTTCAGTGTATCCAGCATCAACTTTTTTCTGCCACTTGGCTTGAGCTTCAAACTCAGCCTGCTGCGCAACGTTACGTTCGTTGGCTCGACCAACATTTGTGGCTTTAACATCATACCATTTAGAAGTGGTAATCTTGCCTTCTACTTGACCGCTATGGGTTCGGTATGCGGTATCACTGTATTCAATTGTCCATTCTCGAAGTGCACCGGTAGATGCTCTAGAGAAGAGGGTTGGTAGTTTATTCATAATATAAATTAGTTGCGGCAGCGCCGCTTGTTTTGTTCTTTCTTTTTATTCTTGAACTTTTTGGTGGGTGGAGCCATAGCGTGGCGGACAAGACTACGCAGGCCAAGTGGAGATTTATCCAACTTTTTCTTTTTCTTTTTGCGGTGGTGGGCCATACCCTATTCTACCACACTTTGGGATAAATGTAAATAAAATAATTCTAATCACCACTATTTTTCTTTGGTTTTTTACCAAAAATACGGTCGTAATTTTTTCTTA